GACAAGGTTACTTGTAAGGTCTTCTCCGCCATTGGTTCTAGGCTTGACGTGATCAAGCGTGAGTTGATGTAATTCATAATTATTTCCGCAATAAACACACTGACAATTGAACTTTTCCTTAATGGCTTTACGCCACAAACGCTTTGCGTCAGGACTTGTCATAGTTATTAGGTTGAATAGATAGTGTTTGGGGCTAGGTAGTAATGGGGTCATACAAGTCTGCTTCGATTCTTAGATTTAAGTTGAGGTCTTCCTTTGGTTTTACTGCCTTTAAAATGAGCAGCGTCATATGGTGAACCAACAGGTATTTTTAATAGATCTCGAAGTTTATTTGCATTTTTAGTTATTTCTCGACCAGTACGCTTACCGTTACCTTTACCTTCGTTGTAACGTTTTTGCTGTGCTAATCGAGTATCTCTATATTTTTTAGGATTAGTCCTTTTTAGTTTGTCGTAGTACGTTTTAGTGTCGCTTGCCATAGAGTCTCTGTTGTACTAATTCTGGATCTACTTTTGGCATTACGGCTGCAAGCTTAGAAAGTGGGTTGCCGTCATATGCAATACCGCTAATGTCATTAGTTTTAAGCCAATCACAGGCTGCCTTTAAATCTTGGGTAGAAGCCTCGCCACTTTTGACCCGTTTAAGGAACTCTTTAGTGACGAGGTTATGTAATTCGTTAAATTGGGCTTCAGTGGCTTTCTTCATTACGGACCTGTTGTATAGGAAGCACCTGTAGGTGTTCTTCCATCACTAAATGGGTTATACCTTGGCTTTTTCTTTTTCTGTGGTGATGCCTTTGGTTTACCGTAAGTAGGTGACTTGGGAGGTTTTCTTTTAGGAGCAGTTGTAGGTTTACGTTTAGGAGGCTTAGGTGCTGGAGGTCTAGGAGGTTTAGGAGCTCTCATTTTCATGAACTCCTCTTCTGTCATTTTGAATGCCATAATTAGCTACCTGGGAATAAGTTTTTTTTAATTAGTTCTACTGCCTTATCATCAATGGTGTTATCTGTGGACTCAGCATATGCTTCGAGTAATTGTATAACTAATTCCTTAACAGCAGATGAGCTGAGGAATGCCATTAGGATGGGCTTGATAAGTACGATCATGGTGTGTTAATTGTGTTTTTTAAAAAAATAAAGATAAGTGTTGTTAGACATATCCAAACGATGAAGGATGTCATTTCTTATTTGTACATTTAGGTGTTGTATCTTTCCAAGGTTTATACCAAGGTTTTGGTGGAGACTTACATTGAAGAACTTCTTTTTCTGCTTTCTTCCAAGCTGCAATAGCTATAACATCACTACACATTTCGTAAGTACGACTATGAGGAATTAGCATGAAGCCTTTTTGCTGTAACTCTGCACACTTCAAAACTCTGACTAATTCATAGTCAAGTTTCATTTTTTCTTCTTGCCTTGCGGCAATGCTTCTACATCTATTTAGACCTTTACGATCTAATGGGATCATGAAGTTTATTTGTCCTCCCCAGTTCTCAGCCAGTGTGTAACTGGAAGGTCTCATACCGTCTTCATCAATATCCCAAGGTTTCGTATGATTCCCCATATAGAATGGGGAGAATGTCATTGTTGCTCCATTACAAGAGATGTTAGGTCCGTAGTGCTGTCTTGACGGTGCTCCATTGTTCTGGAATTGCACCGCTTGGTTGGTTACATTTCCCGTTGCAGCGGCTACTGGATTGGAGACGTTGTTCTCCTCTGCTCTAGCTGGAGCTATTGAGAGAAGACTGATAAGGATACCGTAGTAGAAGTAGTGTCGATTTCTCTTGTTATTACTTCTAGAGTAAATGGATCGCCAACTGTATGTATCGTGAAGACGGAATCTGAATCTACTATTCCTCCAGATGTTGCTGAAGTATGAGTAATATTTGTTCCATCCCATGAATTTAATGCAGACCCATAAGTGGTCGTCGTTATTTCCTCGACGATTTCCTGAGTCGTTGTCGTTGTACTGTTCATCGAACCCTGAGTAAAATTCGGGGTTACTAATTCTGCTCTCGCTACCGAGGGGGATAACAGTGCTAAGAGTATTAGCCATTTCTTCATGTTTCCTTTTTCTTAGCCATAGGACAGTCGACAGGTTTATTTGAATTGCCGTTCTTGTTTCCAGTGGTCAGGCCAAAAGTTGCAAGTGCTCCAGTGAATACCGACGCTACGAACGTGATATCTGAGTTACCAGCTTTCTTTATCATCGGTATCTCAACGTAATTCATCGTGATAATGAATCCAGACCAGACGACTACACCTAACCGGACAAAGGTTCCAAGTACTTCAATTTGATGTTCTTTATCCTCAGCAACATCTTTTAGCTTGCCAAGGAGTCCTTTTTTTTCTTCCTGTTTTCCTTCCATTTATTAATTTTGCCTTGTAGGAATTTTTGTACCTTCTTCTTAATTGGTTCAAATAAAGACTGAGTAAGAGTAGTCGTAGCAACCGCCACTACGGCAGTAGTAACGGCTGTAACAACAACTGCTGTCTCAGGTATTGGTACATCAAAGTCCAATACAGGTATTTTTAGTTTAGGTGGCTCTGGTTGTTCTGTTGTCTCTGGCTCTACTTCCTCTGGAGCTTCTAAATCACTCGGTGGTATAACCATTGGTTTATAGAATGGTATCCGAGCTGAGGGTGGTTTAAACTCCAGTGCAGGTATATCTAATGCTTTAGGAAGTGTAGCTCTAGGAACATTAAGACCAAGGTTTGCCGACACCTGTTGTTGGAGTCTTTTGTTCGTTAACGCCGTTCTCTACTGCTGTCTCAATTGCAGCTACAGTACCAGCATTATCGGCGTCAAGCTTTGCTTTAACCCAACCAAGCACTACTTCTTCAGTTAGATCAGCATAAGGAACAAGAGTGTCAGGCTTAGGAAGATCTACTTCTCCTGTTGCTCTAAATTTGTAGGTACCATCTTCACCGTTAACACGGTAGATAACTTTATTTACATACCCATCAGATAGTTCACGTTGAAGGGTGTTGACTTGCCAAGTTTTTGTTGCCATTGTTTTTATTTTTTAAATAATAAATTTGTTTGTAAATTGAACTACCTTAGCTTGATTCTAAGGCAGCTACTTTTGTTTCTAATGTTTCGATTTTTGCTAATGCTTCTTGTAATGCAGCAATAGTCAATGTTGTTAGTTTTGAATAATCTAATTGTTGCATTTTACTTCCATCTTTATCGCCAGTAACAGCTTCTGGAACAACAGAAGATACTTCATGTGCTAAGAAACCATCAATAGTTTTAGTGTCTTCTTTGAAATTAAATCTCTTAGGTGAAAGGTTCTTAACTCTAGTTATAGCTCCAGTTAAAGAAGTAACATTCTCTTTAAGTCTATAGTCAGAAGATGTATTATATGAAGTACCACTTAATGTAACACCAATATTTCCTCTAGAACCACCATAATGGTCAGTAATAAACTCTACTACTGTCGCTGCACTACCACTATCAGCATTTGCAATTCTTACATCTAAAGCAGGATTACCATCCCAGGCTGTATATACTTTTACACCATGAGCGTATGTTGCTAATTTTTTGGAGTTATCATAATAGAGCGATACTGCATCAGCAGTAGAAGCGACTAAATTATTTTCCCAACTACCTCCAGAGTAGTTTTGTATATGAAAACCGCCACCATTAGTGGCTTTCATTAACCACTTATCGGCATTATCGTCTCCTTCGTCTGCTGTTATATAAATTACTGCATCAGCACCTTCTTCAGCATGAACGGCTATACCATCTGCATCTGTAGAAAATTTCCTAAGATTATTATGGTAGAGATCTACGGCCCCATCACCATTAAGTACAATAGTATTTTCAGATGAGTCTCCGTGATAAAACCTTAATTGCCCCTGAGTGGTAGCCATGATTTCCCACTTATCAGCACTGTCATCACCGTCATCTGCCCACATATGTATGCGTGCGTGATTGTTTTCGGGTGCAACTACTTTTATGCCATTAGCCGCAGTTTCAAACGTTTTAACATCGTTATATCTAAGTTCTACAACTCCATCTGGAACACAAGCAATACTTACTTCTGCACCTTTAGCATTTATATAAAGATTTCCTGTACTATTTTTAATCCAAGAGTGAGACGCATCATGATATAGAATTAAATCATGTCCAGTACCTAACTTAATTACTTCATTGTCAGGCATGTAAAGATTGCCAGTAATAGTCACACCAGCACTTTCAGTATTTAACTTCTGAACTCCATCATAAAAGAGTTTTACATCTCCATCAGCAGAACCACGAATTATATTCTCAGTAAAAGCTGCATTTGCTACTCCAAATTCATCAGAGTTTAGACATAGTTGACCAGTTGTATTTTTTACAAATGAGTTCGTCTTCTTATTC